GGTTCAACTACAGGTAGCAATTCAGATTTCTATTTAGGAGATGTTAGTCAAGATGCACAAGCTGCATTCCCAACATTGGCAACTGCTTATTCAGGATCAATTGAATCTGCATTAACAGGCGGCACCATTACAACAAACGTTGCATTAGCAACACGTAAATTTATGGTTCCATTCCAAGGTGGTTTTGATGGAGCTCGTCCAAACTTACCTAAATATGCAGGTTCAAATATTACTGCAGGAAATACATTTGGGTTTGATTGTTCAACTTCAACATCTACCGGTACCGTTGCATACAACAAAGCATTTACATTGTTAGGTAACACTGATTACTATGATATGAATTTGTTGATTACTCCGGGTATCATTCAATCATTGCACCCAGCAGTAACAACGTTGGCTCGCAATTTAGTTGAAAATCGTCAAGATACATTCTATGTAATGGATTCAAATAGATTGACTGATACAATTGCAACAGTAGCAAGTCAAGTAACAACAATTGATAGTAGCTATACTGCAACATATTGGCCTTGGGTAAGAATTACTAATCCAGCAAACAATGTTCCAACTTGGGTACCGCCTTCAGTTGTAGTTCCAGGAGTATTGGCATTTAATGATAAAATTTCAGCTCCATGGTATGCACCAGCTGGTTTAAATCGTGGTGGTTTAACAAGTGTTTCTGATACATATAAGCGCTTATCTCAATCAGATCGAGATTCATTGTATGAAGTGCGTATTAATCCTATTGCGAACTTCCCTAACGAAGGAGTAGTAATTTGGGGTCAAAAGACACTACAAGCCAAGCCAAGTGCATTAGACCGCGTAAATGTGCGTCGTTTGTTGATTGCGGTTAAGAAATTTATTGCATCATCAACTCGTTATTTGGTATTTGAACAAAATACAAATGCAACACGTACAAGATTCTTAAACATTGTTAATCCGTACATGGAACAAGTAAAAGCTCAACAAGGTTTGTATGCATTCCGCGTTGTAATGGATGCATCAAATAACACAACAGATTTAATTGATCAAAACATTTTATATGGTCAAATCTTTTTGCAACCAACAAGAACAGCAGAATTTATTATTCTTGATTTCAATATTCAACCAACAGGAGCAAGTTTCCCTGAATAGTAGAATATAAAGTTTTAAGAAAGGTAGGACTTCGGTTCTACCTTTTTTACTGTTGCCAATATTTATTTAAAAATAAGGTAATGAAATGGCATTAGAACAAAACGTAAATACGGTATATCCAGGTTCAAATTTTGAAGATTATGGTATTGAAGCAAACTTCAAAGATGCTGCATATTCTTGGGAACCGAAGAAACAGCATCAATTTATTATGGAAATCGGAGGCATTCCTGCTTTCTTAATTAAAGCATCTGCAAAACCTTCTTTATCAAATGGTGAAATTACATTAGATCATATCAATGTTCAACGTTACGTAAAAGGAAAATCTGTATGGAATTCTATTACAGTAACATTATATGATGCAATTGTTCCATCAGGCGCACAGTCTGTTATGGATTGGGTTCGTTTACATCATGAATCAGTAACAGGTAGAGATGGATATTCTACAATGTATAAAAAAGATATTCAATTGCGTCAACTTTCACCATTAGGCGAAATCATTGAAGAGTGGTCATTAAAAAATGCATTTATTACAGAAACAAATTTTGGTACATTGGATTGGAGTTCTGAAGATGTTGTTAACATTGAAATGACACTTCGTTATGATTGGGCATTATTTAGTTTCTAATAGAAACGCTATGTTAATGGGGGCTAAACACCCCCATTTTTTATGTTCGCACATATTTATATTAAAGTTATAAGGATATTATGAGTAACAACGTTTCAAGTAGATTGCAAAATCAAGATCTAGTTAGATTAGCACAACAAAATTATGAAAAACAACAACGAGTAAAAGTTCCGCCTGTTGTTATTACGTTGCCTAGTAAAGGATTAATTTATCCTGAATCTAGTCCGTTGCGTTCTGGTAAAGTTGAAATGCGACATATGACAGCATATGATGAAGATATTCTATCAAATTCAAATTATCTTAAGACCGGAGTTGTTTTTGATAAATTGCTAGAATCATTGATTGTTACACCCGGCGTTCATGTAGATGACATTTCTCCGGTAGACCGAGAAGGTTTATTGATATCTGCAAGAATTTATGGATATGGTAAAATGTATCCAGTACTATTAACTGATCCTAAGACTAACAATACAATTGAACGAGAGATTGATTTATCCAAATTAAATTTTAGACCATTTACATTGCAACCAGATGAAAATGGAGAATTTGAATATAGAACTTCAACAGATGATGTATTGAAATTTAGATTTTTAACTTTTGCATTAACAAAAAATATTGATCCGGAACGAGCAGTATCAGATTTAATGTTAGCATCAATTCAACAAGTTAATGAAAATCGAGATAAAAATTATATTTCAGAATACTTAAAATATGAAATGTTAGCTTTAGATGCAAGAAATTTTAGAAACTATTTATCAGAACATATACCAGGCATTGATTTTAGTGTCGAAGTAGAAGGTGAAGATGGAGGCACCTTCAAAGCAATGTTTCAAATTGGATCAGACCTTTTTTGGTTTTAAACCAGAACACCAAGTACAATTACACGATCAACTATTTGAATTATTATGGGCTGGCGAAGGGCGTTGGGATTGGGATACTATATACAATTTACCAATTCATATTCGTAGATTTTGGGTAACAAAACTAAATAAACGCACCAATGAAATGCAGGTTAATGAACAAGAAGCTGCAGAACGTTTAAAAAATAAATTTGAGGCACGATCAAAAATTACGAAATTACCTAATTAAATATTTATAATAAATTAACTAAGGTAATGTGAAAAATCAAAACAATATAACGAGCTTGTTAAAACAGCAACCGAAACAAGGTGCATCTCCTGGCGATAAACAGGCAGAGTTTGCAGCTATGTTAGAAAGTATAACAAGAAGCTTACCATCTGCTACAAAATTAATTGATCAGTATGCATCAGTACAGCAATCATTAATGACTTCTACCAATGAATTATCCATGGGATTGGGTAAAGTAATTGGGTTACAAGAAGATTACGCATCTGGTTTAACAGAGGTAGTTAAAAACATAACTTTTTTAGAAGAAAAGAATTCCAAATTAAATAAATCATTTGGATTAAATAGCGTTTCATCTCAAGCATTTGCAAAACGATTAAGAAATGTTGCTATTGAATTAGGCGTCGGATCTGATAAGGTATTTGAGTATGCAGAAAACTTAAAAGATTTGACAAGCGGATTCATACAATCTACCAAAGTCCAAGCTAACAGTTTTCAAAAAACATTGCTTAAAGGTCAAAAATACATGCTCGAAAATTTAAAAATTACAGAGCAAGCAGCAGAAGGTTATGAATATTATGCTACTAGTGTTGCAGATTCAGGTATAGAAGCATTGGCTATTCAAAATAAATTAGCTGAATCATTTTCTGCAGCAACGGGCATTGATCAATTATCAATACAAAAATCATTAACAGAAGATATTGGTAATTTAACAGCTGATATGCAAGTGCAATATAGTAGAATTCCGGGTTCGTTAGAATTAGCTGTTTTAAAGTCTAGAGCCTTAGGAATGAGTATTGAGAAACTAAATGCAGCAGGAACAAATTTATTAAATATTGAATCATCAATTGGATCAGAATTAGAATACCAACTTTTATCAGGAAAACGTTTATTAACACAAGATGGTAAAAGTTTAACTAATGCATATCGCATGGCAACTATTCAAGGAGATGCAAACAAACAAGCAGATTTAATGAATCAATTCATTAAAGAACAAGGACCAATGCTTGAAAAGAATTTGTATGCACGACGAAAGGCTGCAGAATTAATGGGTACTGACGAAGCAACATTAGCTCGTAGTATTCAAAAACAAAAATTAATGACCAAATTAGGTGCCGAAAATTTAATGAATTTATCAGCAGATCAAATGGCACCTGAAATTGAAAAATTGCGAAAGAAATTTGAAGGTCAAACAGATAAACAGGCAGAGATTGATAAATTAATAGCTACATCAGATACTCGTACAACAACTGAAATATTCCAACAGAGTATGTTGACTAAACAAGATCAAACAATTAAAGCAATTGAAGCTCAAGGAATAAAGGTAGGAACGGTTCGAACTGAAACATTGGCTGGTATGGGCAAGGCTGGACCATTGGTCGACCAATTTAATAATTTAGCGCCAGCATTTGGCAAAATAGCAATATTTGGCGAAACATTTAGTAAATTAAATAAACCAATATCAAATTTAGTAAGCGCAATACCAATATTTGGAGACAAAATTAGAGCAGCTACAGATGCATTAACTGAAATGGTTACTTTCAATTTGCGCACCGGCGGACAAACTGCAACAGCTGTTTCGCAACAAGACGCACTAGTAATGAATGATGGTCTTATTAAATTTCACCCATCAGATAAATTTATGCAAGTAAATGATTCAACAATGATTGCTGGTACAAATGTTGATGGTAATAAAAAATTAGCACGTGCAATATCAGGTGGCGGAGGCTCTAGCATCGATTATAATAAATTAGCTACAGCAATTGCCATGGCGATGCAACATGTAAAAGTAGAAGCAGTAGTTAAAACTGATACATTGTTTGCAGCAACTAAAATGAATGGTAGGAAGGGAATTTAATGGCAATTAATATCAACATATCAGGATTTGTGTCAAACATAGATACAAAACGAACTGAAACATTATATCCCGGTGCATCTACATGGAAATCTGCAATTGCTACAACTACAAACATACAATTAGGAAATGTTTCACAACAACTATCTGGTTTGGGTGTTAATATACTAGGATCATTATCAGGAATACCGCAAGTTACTCAAATTGGTAATAGTTTATTAGAATCAAGTAATAATTATTCAATTTATTCAAAATACGCCGTTGCCGATGTTAGCAATATGCGATCACTGCCAGGAGTAGAATATCCGGATTTTAGAGCTACAAAAGGGTTTAGATCTCCATTAGAAGTACGCGTAGATGGTGCAAGTGCAATATTACGTGGCAGTACGAAAGCTATAACATTAGCAACGCTTTCCGCATCGCCAATCGGAGCATACAGTGTATTTAATTTAGATGGCGTTGGAAAAACTGGCTATGGTTGGGGAGACCATGGTAATCCATATGCATTGCGCAATGATTTTACAGCAGAAAGTCACGTTGCAACACAATGGGATTCGACAAAAATTGAAATAAACAAACAAACAAAAGTTAAAACAATTGGCGGTTGGGTGCCAACTAAGAATCCCATTGCTCTAGCAACAGCATTTCGAGGTGATCGAGTTAACGTTATCGATTTCGGAAAACGTACATTACAAGATGCATATCGTTGGAAACCAAAACGATCAGTCGTTGGCGCTAAATTAGATAAATTAGGCATCACTCAAGATTTAATTGAATTTTATTTTACAGGTCCAAAATTACAAGCAGGTGCTGCAGATAATCTAGAAGATGATATTATTGTATTCCGTGCAATCATGAATAGTTTAAGTGATACATTTTCACCATCATGGACACCACAACAAATGATTGGTAGAGCAGATCCAAATTATCATTACACTCAAGTAACTCGAGACATCCAATTAGATTTCGTCGTATATGCAACAGACCGCGACGAACTCAAACCTATATGGCGAAAATTAAATGCATTAGCAGGTTACACTGCGCCTGAATATGATAAAGAATCTATTGCATTAAAAGCGCCATGGCTACGTTTTACAATTGGAGATTTGTGGAAACAACAAGCTGCATTTATCAGTAGTTTGACTTATACATTGCATGATAGTGATACTACTTGGGAAATTAATTTAGAAGCTGATCCAACAATGATGCAGTTACCACATAAAGTATCAGTATCAATGGGTCTAACACCAATCATGGATCAATTGCCGCAAAAAGGTGGAAGATTCTATACATTAGCTAAACAGTTTGATCAAGTATCACAACCAAAACCTGGAAATGATAACTGGTTAAGTGATGCAATTCCTAATCCGGATATGGTGCAAAATAATACAGAAAACTAAATTATGGCAAGATATAATTCAACTCCTACGGAAAAAGATAATAATGGCAAACGAAAAAAAGCTGTAACCATTTTTCCAGTACTCCCACCAACTGATGCTGATATCAATATTACTATAACATCGCCGGATCGATTAGATAAACTTGCATATACATTTTATGAAGATGTTACATTGTGGTGGGTCATTGCGGCTGCTAATGGTTTGGGTAAAGGTTCATACATCGTGCCAGCAAATACAACGTTGCGTATACCTAGTAAAAATAATGTAGCTGATTTTGTTACAAATTTAAATAGAAACAGATAATGAGTGATATTTTTTATTCAGAGGTAGATAAAAATTTACAAACAGAATTAAACTATCGAGCGTCAACAGGACGCATCAATCGAACTACCCGCGATTTAAATTTCATGTTAGAAAAAATTGCAAATGTTTCATTAACTCCATATACTGACAATGAACGTACGCAAACAATTGATACTGCAAAACTTGGTGGTATGATTGTTAGGAACGGTGAATATTTACCATCTGGCCTTAATGGTTTTTTAACAGACCGACAATATGATGTACGAACAGATGAAATTGTTGATGGTAAGATTCAACAAGGAGTAGTTGATCCTAGAATAAATTCATCTAGAAGGACACCGCCATTTATAACATCATGTGACATATCAATTGGTGATAATAGTAACGGATTGTTGAATTCAGCTACTATTAATATTGTAATACCAAATCCTGAACGAGATTTAAATTTTATTGAATCAGTTTATTTCCGTCCTGGTCGAGCTTGCACTGTTATTATAGAGCATCCTAAATCAGCAATCGTAAGCAATGATGAAACAGATGGCAAACTTACTGAGAAAACACTACCATCAATAGCAAAAATTTATGAATTATATCCAAATATTTCGGATATTAATGAATTGCAAAGTAAATACGGTAAAATGAATTCAGTTACATTTGATGGGATCATTACATCATTTACATTTGATTATCAAACAGATATGAGCGTAACTGCTACTATTAGTTTAACTGGGACTAGTAATATATATACGGATATTTCATTGATTGTTAATAGTGATACTACAAATGCTACACAAACATCAAATAAATTAAAATTAAAGTTACTTGGTATTGAACCAAATCAATTTAAAAATAAAACTACATTAACTAGTCCGAATGCATCTAATCCATTTACAAATAAAACTGCAAATCTTGCTCTGCCGATAAGTGAAAATCCAAATATTAATATTACAGGATTTGAAAGTTTTTATGCAAAATTAGATGAAGAAATTCAAAATGTAATTGATTTTACAGAAGGCCGAAAACCTAGAATTCCAAATGAAAAACTAGGATATACTGCAGAATATAACGGTATAAGTGAAATAAAACAGACCGATCAGTATGCAATATGGGGTTCTCCATTTCCGGGTGCTGATTTTGTTAGATATATAACTTTAAGTTGGTTAATTGATTTTATAAATCGATTTATTATAACAAAAGCTAAAAAAGTAGCACCAGATGCTACAGTTATATGTACGGCATTAAATGACTTATGTGTTAGTAATTATTATGAACATTTAGTTTCAGCAGATCCTTATAGAATTTATACACCAAATGCTGAATATGGCGAATTAAAATGGTTCAACGACGTATTAAATAAAGGAGACGTAATAGTTCCCGAATGGATAGGTACTGATGCTGCCGATCAAGCTATTTTACGCCCAACAGCGATAATGATTAACATGGAAGTCATACAAGAAATTGCAAAGCGTTTAAATGATGATGATTCATTTACGGTATCTTCGTTTTTAGCTGCAATTAGTATGGAAATTTATGTAGCAACAGGTCATGCAATTGATTTAAAGTTGATAACACATCCGCAAGACCCAAAATTCTTGTTATTTTATGATGCAAATAAAATTAAATTTAAAGATAAACCAGTTCCACCATATTCGGTACCAATGTTTGCAAATAATAAATTTGGAACAGTTGTCCGCGATTTTAAATTTTCTGCAAAATTACCATCCGATGCATCTAGTTTAGCATATGTAGTCAATCAAGATCCAGGCGAAATTGCAGAATCAGATATTGCACCATATGTTGCATACATGTATACTGCAAATACTATTACTAGAACAGGACCACATGAAGTTATAAGCAATGGTATCACACAAGAAGATCTTGATAAAATTACCAAAACATATCTCGACACGCACCGAAAGTTTTTAAAGCAATATAAAGAAGCGTTAAAACATTTCGGACGGATGCCATCTAATACAATTGATCAAATAACATTGCACGATGCGGTACAAAAATATGTTCAATATCCTACACCAACCATACAAGAAGCAAATCAATTAACAGCACCAGTTATTCCGTTCGATGTTGAATTTACTATTGATGGTATTAATGGATTTAGATATGGCGATGTTTTAACATTTGAAGCATTACCTAGTAGATATAAACGAAATGCAGTATTTACTATTGTTAGTGTAACACATACCGTAGGAACAGACGGCGTATGGACAACAACAATACGATGCATAATGAGACCGGCGATAGATTGATATGAGACAAAAAGCATACTACTTAATTGATGAAATAGTTAATAACTTGTTCACTACTGGTTCAGAGTGGATGACTGAAACAGGTACTGAATATGTTGGAATGTATCATCAATATACAACGGGCGAAACATACACCGAACCACAATGGAATCCAGATCTCTCCGTAAAACTAATAGCATATGAAAAAATTGATTCAGCTGCATACATCTATAAAAAATTAAATGCAGTTCAAACTAAATTTGAAAATTTTGTACCATATCAAGTTAAAATCAATTTATCAGACATACAACTTGGATACATAACACGCTATTTTATCAAAAAAATAAATGAATCTAGTATCTATGAAATTGATTTAGACACATTCAAACGTTGGCAACAAAAACGAATTGATAGTAACATGTATGATGCAGTCGAATTGTTTTGGACAATTGCTGGTGATGAACACGATGCTAAACAAGAAAACATTAAGCAAACACATCAAGCAAAAAATACAATGCCGGGTATTGAATTGGTATTAAATGATCCATTACAATATTATACAGATTCAATTTACATTAAACCTGCAGATATTAACGGGTTGGATTCCTGATAAATTTTTCATATTATATCCATAATGATAGTGGATAGTGTCGATGAAGTACATGGATTATTGCGATGCATAGAAAATCGCAAAACATTGATTGTACCTATACTGGCCAGCCCTGCAGTGCACATATCATGTAATCCCTTAGTTGCATTATATGTTTATACGGAAGATGATGTTGAACGCATAGTACCAATTCGTCATACTGAACAAGTACAAGGGTTTCCTGAACTTGTAAGTGCTTTTATGCAGTTGGAGAATATCTTTGTTCACGACAAGAAGCAATGGCTTCAAATAGGTGGTAATGGTGCTGTATGGGATGTTAAAACATTGTGGTGGTATACATATGGAGAATCTTATGATGAATCTCATTATTTTATGCCAGCACATCAATTTTTTTGGAGACGACATTCTTCATTAGAAACAGTTAATGCAATTGTGCCATTGCAACAACATTTAGCAATGTGTCAAAAGATTCGACACTATGCTTGGCCAATGTGTATAAATGCAGAAATGTCGGAATCATATTTAAAATTTAATGCATTATATCCACAAGTATTTGCAACAATTGAACAATCAGGCCTGCAGGTGACAGAAGATTTTAAAATGCCCGAATTGATTAAAGATGGTCGAGTGTATTCGCAGTATAATTATCATACAATGACAGGCCGCCCTAGTAATGCATATCGCGGATTCAACTTTGCTGCAATGAATAAAGAAGATGGTACAAGAGCAGCATTTTGTAGTAGATTTGAAAATGGAGCATTAGTTGAAATGGATTTTGATTCATATCACGTTAGATTGATTGCACGATTAATTGGATATGATTTACCTGTATCATCTATACATGATTATTTAGGTAGATTCTATTTCGGCACTGATGAATTAACAGATGAGCAACGAGATGAAAGCAAACAAATAACATTCCGATTGTTATATGGAGGCATTGATTCAGAATTTTTATCAATTCCGTTCTTTCAAAAGGTAAATGCATTTGTATATGATCTTTGGGCAAAATGGAAAGCAAAAGGGCGTATAGAAACACCCATATTAAAACGACCTATTACCAAGGATATGGTAAAAAATATGACAGCAAATAAATTGTTTAATTACTATTTGCAAGCAACAGAAACAGAAGTATCCGTACAAAAATTACAACAAGTACAAGATATATTAAAAGCCCGCGAAACAGTTATGATACTTTATACATATGATTCAGTATTGTTTGATGTGCCAGTAACTGAAGCAAAAGAATTGTTACCTGATATCAAAGCAGTATTAGAACAAGGCCGTTTTCCAGTAAAAGTGAAAGTGGGCGATATTTATGATAAAATAAAAACTATTTCTTTATGAACATTGATTTAATTTTAACAGAGTGGTGTTTTCGATTACCTAAAGGTTATCCAACTAGTGCTAAGGATTACGAAGTACTGTATCACGTACTAATAGAAACTGCAAAAGTTACACCAGAGCACGCTCGGCAAATTGTAGAACGAGCAAAAGGCACTGTTAAAGATCGTATTACAGAATCAGTTAAATTAGATTCTATAGAAAATCAATTTTTAACGAAAGCTGTACAAGAAGTTAATAAAACAGATGATTTAGTAAAATTCTTAAGTTTATTACCAGTTGAAGCTGAAATGCCCACATTAAAATTTTTAAATAATGTATCTTACGAACAAGCTCAACGCTTTGCTAATATATTATATTCTGAAACTGAAGTTACTGAACAATTATTAAATTCATTTAATTTTAAATCAGGAATATACGGCGATTTATTTCAATTACATAAAGCTGGATTAGGGAAAGGCGAAATACTTTTAGCTGCACTTATTCGAGATTCATTTATACAAGGTGGGAATGTATCATATGATTTAAATGTTAATGGTGCAAAATATGAAATAAAAGATTATAGTAATCCAGATAAACCAAATGCATCAATTCGTTTAGGAACAAAAGGAACTGTAACTAGATTTAGATTTTGGGATGAGATTACAATGACATTTCAACGATTATCACAATTACGTGGTATTGATAGTCCAAAATTTGATTTAGATAAATTATTACCGGAACCATTATTAGAAGCAATACGATATTTAGAAAGTCGAAGAGATGTTATTTTAGCCGGTAATCTTGGGATGAAAGATAAACAATATTTAGATATGTTTTATCGAGAAGCAAATAAATTACAATCCGAAATTAAAGGTTATACGAATGTAATTTTAAGAGGGCCAAATGCAGTTCCGCTTGAAATGTCAATTGAACCTATAGAAGATGCATCTGGAGAAGCATTTGTAGTTCGTCCTATACGAAATGAAAGTCAAAATCTAACATATGTAAATACAGAATTGCGTCGATTAAAATATGTTAGAAATCCATTAGATCTAGATCGTGATATGGACGTAGCCGTAAAAGCTATTATCAACGATGTTACATTTATAGTTTTCCGAAGAGATCGAATTAATGTAACGCAAGATTTACGCTACGCAGCAACCGACGCTGGTAAGATACGTATTATAGAAAAAGATATAACGCCATCTGAAGAAACTAATGAATCCATTGAGGAACAATATTGAAAACACAATTACTTTGCACCTTCGCACATAGATCAGATTTAAATATAGTAACAGAATACATACAGCAAAGTTACATCATCCCAGAACGTAGAATATTTGTATTTGCTAACGCAGAAGCTGCAGACAATTTATATTGTACATATAATGCTGATGCTACAACTCAAAGAGGTCAAAATACAATCAGCATTCACCGCAAAAAAGAAACTAATACATTGTATACAGTTAATGCACTTAATGAAATTATTCGTGCAGTGAACAATGGAGTATTAGATAAAACATATCAATTAGATTGGAGTAATTATCAGAACTCATTTATCTTAACTGATGATGCTGGTTTCCGAGTTATTGAATTAACGTTCTTTAAGAAATTTACTTGGAATTAATATTTATTAAAGTAAAAGGATTGTAATGATTAGATTAAAAAACTTACTTGCAGAAAACGAAGAATCTGATAAACGATTTGCAGAATACATATATAAAAGTTATTTAGAAGACTCACCCCAG